ACTAGGCTTAACTGATATGTTGAAAGTATATATTGGTAACGGCGGCTATCGTTGGTCTAGCATGGAAGAAACGCGCCGACCATTTGTTAATAATCCATAAATAAACGTATACACACGATAACAAAGGAAAATACTATGACATACACAAAAGAAGAACAAGTTGTTTGGGACGATTTCTTCTGCACACTAGTTGGATGGACAATGCATCCTGGCTACTACAGAGAGAATGCGTTTCCAACTAAACCATCTCACGAAGAATGCGCAGAGATGGCGACTAACATGATGGAAGTCAGGCGAAAACAAATGGAATCTAGTGCTGTCCAACTATAATCTCTAATAGTGCTGTAGCTTTCTTACTGCATAAGCTATTACGTGCGCCAATGTGCATTGGCTTAGGCCAAACTCCAAAATCAAACCAACCATAGCCTAATGATTCATTATTGATGATTGGTTGGAACTCATCTTCAACAATACAGATGAACGTGTAGTAACGAAAGTTCTTGTCTCTAGATTCGTATATATCGAATGGATAGATTTTACTAATTTCTGGAAACATACCCATTTCTTCTGTACACTCTCTTACGAAAGTATCGCTGGGAGTCTCACCATCCTTAGCCATGCCACCAAACAGTGACCATTCACTTCGGTGTGTTGATTTATATGAAGCTCGCATCTGTAGTAAGACACGGTTGGTGGAGGATGTTATGAATAAAGCTCCTGCAGCAATTTTCTGTTCGTCAGTCATACACGTATTTATCTACGTAGTTAACTCTTAGTTGATAGAAATGCGCCAGTAGCCAGGATTATATGTTGCTAGATACGTGTATACCCATTGATCGTCAGCAAATCTGTAATGCTGCGCGTCTGTAAGATTCACTACATACTGTGATACACTAATGGTAGATGCGTCAAAGCTAACGAACCAGTTAGTACCATTGTATTCAATGATGTCGTTCTCATACGCCACAATATCTCCCCACGGATTCAATCCATTACCTGTTTGGGCAATCAATTGCTCACCATCGTAGTCTTGATTGTTAGTCAGAAGTAGATAGCGTTGACCAACAGCCGCCGCTGGTAATGTACCACCTGGAAAGCTAGTGATTGGATTGATTATGTCATTGACGGGCCCACTACCAATGGTGGTTGGCAATGTATCAGCATCGACAACAAACGTTGCAATGTTTTGTTCGGTGGCACTGACTTCTAATGAACCAAGTATATCACCAAATGTTTCTTCAATATCATCTTCAGTCTTGAGTGTCATTACCGTGGTTTCAGGATCAATTTTGCCATACGTAGCAAACAAGTCTTCCCATGCTAATGTAGTATCGGTTTGACCATACTCGTTCAATAGTTCAACTCTGCTAGTTGTAGAAGTGACAGGACTTACGTCGATACGATAGTTCCCTGGAGATATAATGACTTGATCTAGTTCATCAAACACGCTACCAAGTGGATCGAAGATGCGATCTGTGTCTATGTTACTTACGTCAGTGTTATAGATATTCGTAACGATCTGTTCGATAATGGACTGACGCTTAACTTTGGCTGGTGGACTAATCCATGCAGTCATTTTGAATGTGAATGATGAGAAGTCATTAGCAATGTCTGTGCCCGCTGGCACACCACGATTAGAGTAGTTCATATCAGTCATTTCAATCTCAGTGATTGACCCCCAATCCAACGGATTGTCATTTGTTTGAAGTTGAATTCCTGGATTGAATATTGGAATGATCTGTTCCCATAGCTGTAGCTTATCTGTTGTGTTTGTTGTCCATAAGTCAAGTGCCATAGTTAAGTTGATTGGTACTGGCATGTGTCTCTCGACAGTATAGCGATTGCCCATTGTGTTTTCGTACAGGCCTGTTTGACCGTTGTATGTACGTTCAATTGCGCGAACTGGATTTACGTTAGTAGGATCTTGGCGACGATCATTCGCTATTTCTACTGCACGAATATATCCACTGAACATTGGTGCAGCGATAGAAGTATTCTGATCGTTGTTGCGTAGAATCTGCGCTACCATTCTGCTCATGTCTCCATAAACAATAGGCACACGCTTTTGAGCTACCACACCATTTTCATCTGGTGCTAGTTCTATGCTGAAATCAGAGAAGATACGTAGAAACTGTAGTATGTATCGCCTGATCTGTTCGTCGTAAAAGAATGTTGACATATTAAAGTACACTAGCTCCTGGCATAGGGTTAAAGATACGAATTCCTGTCAGTGTGATTTGAGAAATATCTACATCGTTGCCGTGTGAGTTAATAATAAATACTCCACCGTTTGCAGCAAAGTCTCCACCGATAAACAATGGAATAATAAAGTTGAATGCTTGCGGATCACCAGTAGCTTTTGCAAAGTTTGGTGAGTCAGTATAGATAATGTTACTTGCTGTCCCACCACCAGCAGGAGCAATTGGATCACTACCAACGTCAAGTTTTAAATCAAGATGGGGTGCCGTTCCACCTGTGAACTCACCAAACATTGATAGTCGAAGAACACCTGCACCATTAAGAAAAGGAGGAAAAAGATAACGCAATTCTTCTGCTGGATTAGAATTAATTGTAAGTTGTTGTGGAACACCATCTGCTAGTGTTGTAGCACCTGTTCCGTCGTCAAAGACGAACTCCCAACCTCCAGAAGTTGCAATCCAATCTGGAACACTAGTTACAAAGTCGCGTATGTCCTGTGCTGTAATAGATCCTGCCGCTTGATTGTCAGGAAAAATATTATTTTTTAAATCTGATTCTGTTCTTTTTGTATCTGCCATTGTATTATCTCTTAGTCAAATTCTTCGCCAAAGATTGGGTCGAATAAGTTAGCTTCGTTACCCAGCGATGGTGCGTTAGGGTTTGTTGGTACTTCTTGTGGTGAGTCAGTGGGTTTAGCTTTTATCACTTTACTCAATGCTTGTCGTTGAGTAATGACTGTGCCATCATCCAACGTACTCGTACTCTCATTGTCAATAAATGTATCTAGCAATTGGTTTGCTCCTGTCCACGGTAACTTGCATTGATCGACTTCAATCTTCTTGAATGTAGACCCTTGCTTTTGGTATAGCACTGGACTATCAAAGTCTGTGCGTAACCAGTAGTCATTCTCCACTAATGTTTCAGGGAACGTTGATCCACTTCCAGCTAGTGTTAATCCATTTGGTGGAATGCCATCGCCCGTCTTAAACCATATAAGCTGATGCTCTTGTGTATTTGGATCAATCGTAATATACAAATTTGATGCATCATACCAAAGTGGGTCGCATCTTACGTTCTTTGCAGCCTCTTCAATGATAGCATCTGTAATTTCATCCAGCTTATCTTTATTACTTAGCGAATCTTCAAGTGTTTCATCACAACAATCATCATCGCCAGGTGGCAATGATTCTAGTGTCTGACCATCTCCTGCTAGTCGATCAAGAATATCTTGATACTCAGTAGATGCTGGCATTTGCTTCGCACGTACTCTCCATAGATGTGAATGCCAAAGCGGGCCATAGCCTTCTGCGCTGTGTGATGCATCCTCAACCACATAGAAGCGATTGGTTGCTGCCTTTTCTTCATCCAGTCCATGATACTCTCTCAAGTGTGGGAGTTCAAGAACATCACCATTCATTAGCTTACGACCTAAGCGTTCCACATTCTCGTTCAAGTGGAATGTCATAAAGATTGTATCATCTGATAAGAAGATACCAAACTGTGTCAAGTCAAAATCAGTATCAGATAGTGTATATGCTCCACGCATCTCAATAATGTCTGGTGCGTATTTACGATTACGATTCTCTAGAAACAGGACATCACCAATCGTCAATTCGTCAGTTGTTATACCATCACCAATATTGCTCTTGTTATCATCGCCTATCTGCTCAGTTGGGCCGATATACTTGTGAACATATACGCCAGTACCGCCAAGATTTAGAAATTCCTTAGCGATGCGATCAATATACTTATAATCGTTCCCTTGTTCTGGTTTCCATAAACTGATTTTTGGCATTATTAATTCCTGGTTATATGTGTTATTTATCACATTCTCTGCTATTTTGCCTTGACAAACGCCCGTAGATGTAGTATCATTATAAATAATACTGAAGCAGGAGTATTTATTATACAGGAAATTTATAGAGAATGACTTAACTAATAGAGACAACAAATGTTTCCCGTTAGCATACTAGATAAGACGGGGCCACTGCCACATAGCGTAATAGACTTAACTATTTTACAGGCATGCAATACAAAGGTATGATACTTGACGTTAAGGCTCAATTGAGTGAGTATTAATTTTATAGAAATAACTAAGTCATCTTCGGATGGCTTTTTCTTTGCCTAATGTATTCACAGTTTACAATTTTTAGATAAATACTGTTATAAAATCCCTGACTGTAACCCCATGTTGCAGACATAATATGACAGGAGAAGAATAAGAAGTGGCTACGGTACACAATATCAAAGGCACCAGCGTATCCTCGTTTCAAATCGGCAAAGCTGGCCCGACAATAACAGCAACAGGTGATGATCTTGATGTAGGTACTGCGGTATTAACAGCAGCACAGATGATTGCTGGCGACCCAGGAACGGAAGCTGCTGGAGTTACAGTCAATGGCGGCACTTACCAGGCATCAGCTAAAGTGTCAGACATTGGTGGTACAAACGCAGCACAGCTTCTTTTGCATCGTCATTCTACTACTCTGCAATCAGTTCTCATAGGTGTTAGGTCCAAGAGTGATACGTCTGGTCATACAATAGTAGCTGATAATGATGTGTTAATGTCAGTTCTCGCTGCAGGCTGGGACGGCACTTCAACTTATTCGCTGTCGTCAGGAATTAATTTCGAAGTCGATGGCACTCCAGGCACAACAGACATGCCAGGCCAGATTACGTTTACGACCGCAGCAGATGGTACGCAAACACTAGTTGAGCGTATGCGTATTCGAGCTACTGGTGATGTTGAGATTGATAATGCATTGGATGTTGCTGGTACAATAACAGCAGCTAGTCTTGTACTTGATACAACACCACTAGCAGAAACATCAGGCGGCACAGGTACAGCGACATATGCAATTGGTGAGATACTTTATGCAGACGCATCTAACTCATTAGCTAAATTAGCAGCAGGTACTGACGGTGATGTATTAACAGCGGCAGGTGCTGGCGTAATTCCAGCT